CGTGATGGTCTGTATGAACTACGAACATCGGCTTACCGTGAGCAAAGTCAACCAACACAGGCATTGTATCACCTTCAGCATCTTGTTTCTTCACTGCAAATTCTTTATCACCATATTGAATGATTTCAGAATCAACCACTTTGATACCGTTATCCTCCAAATAATTCTTCATAGCTAAAGCCGTTGTAACCCCATCTAAATCCTGATGGAAGTATATCTTGGCTTTTGGATATCTTTCAGCCAATGCCTTGATATTCCTTAATCCTGATTCTTTTAATATTTTTTTCATATTATAATTCTTTTTTAAATTTTTCAGCTTCATCATTTCTTCTATTTTTAACTCCTTTCGCAGTAACTTTATTCTCTGGAATTTGACAGAATTCTATATTATTAGCAGCAGTTTTATAATCACCATACTTTAAATATTGTAAAAATTTACATTTTCTAAATAATGGTCTACCAGTGTTAAAACCAATAGACACCATGGCATCAAACATATTTTGTGTAATCCTATATTCGAGACCTTGCTCTTTCCAAGATTTCATAATATCAGTTATAATTTTTTCTGCTTCTTTAATATCATTTTCAAAATATTTTTCAGCCGTTTGTTTACTAATAACTTCACCCATTTTTGGTTTTGGCGGTGTCATTGCACCTGTATGACCGTAACCTATTGTAATCCTACCATCTTTTAAATCATAAGCCTTTAACTTAAGGCCTTCATGTTCCTTAATATCATTTTTACCTTGTTCAGATGTTATTAAATAACGACCATCTAAAAACTTTGATTTTAGGTTTTTAACGTGATTTTTAATTTTATTAATTAACTCTTCATCTAACATTCCTAACTCACCTTCCACATAATCGTAGAATCCACCACCATAATCAAAAGTCTTTAGGATTCTATCAACTTCTTTAAAAGTTTCTAAAGTATCTATTTCTAAAACCGCTTTTAAAAACTTATCTTCATCAGTTCCTACACCTGAAGACGCATCATAAATGTTTTTAGCAATACTTTTTGCATCTTCATTTAAAATGTTATAGAGTGATTTAATATGTTTCCTATCGTTTTCTGATATTATTAAACGTGACATAAAAAGTTTTATTTATAAATATCCATAATAAGAAAAAACCCTCACTTTGGAGGGTTTGAATTCACTAATGATAGTGAACAGGCTAAGATATTATCGAACCAAGACCTTTCTGGTCCTTTGAGTTCTTCTCTTTTAAACCATTTTATTTCATTGTCTGTTGTTGTAATTACTAATGTATCGTCATCAATTACTTTAATTTTTTGAATGTTCATCTAATACTATTTCTAACTGTTGTTGGTTTAGTTGGTATTCTTTAATTCTTTCTCTTGCAACCTCACAATAGTTTTTACTAATATCCAAACCTATCCATGGTCTACCTAACATCTCAGCTGCCAAACACGTGGTTCCTGAACCATTAAAAGGGTCCATTACAACATCTTCTTTATAAGAAAGAATCTTAATTGCTCGATAAGGAATGTCCATTGAGAATGTTGCCTTAGTTTTTTGTTGTGTATCGGCAAAGTAGTTCCATTGTCCAAATACCAAAGACATGAAATCTTTCTTATCCTTTTCATCATACACCAACTTCTTTCTGAATTCACCCTCAATCTTTTCATTTGGAACCATCTGATATTCACCTTTCCATTGAGGCGTTCCTTTTACATCCTTTTTGTGTTTCTTCTTATACGCCAAGATTACACACTCCTTTGGATTGTAAATGTATGGTGATGACGGACTCATCCAACTTCCCCACGCTGTGGTCTTACTACGGTGAGGTGAACTCTCTTCCAAGTCAACAATACCAAAGAAACCAAATCCAATTTCTTTCATAATCATCCAAACCTCAGCAGAGAAATAAATTCTTCCACCCTTGTCCTGTCGATTGATTTCATAAGGAATGTTCAACGCAATACGACCATCGTCTTTCAATACTCTATACGCTTCTCTGAGCCACTCACGTGTGAACTGCCAATATTCGGCAATGTGTTTATCGTCATCCCAACTGTCATAATCGATACCCACACCATATGGAGGACTGGTAACAATTAAGTCCACGGACTTTTCATCCATCTGTGACATTAACTTTCTACTGTCACCATTATGTATTTTATTTTTCTCCATTCTCTTCAATTACTTTTATTCTTCGGTCCAAATAAAATAAGGCTTTTTTCAAGTCTTGTAAAGGTGGATTACCTTCTTTCTTTCCACTTCTAACAATATATTTCAAGACATTGAACAGGTAGGCATCTTGGTCCAAACCTGTAGCCTCAGCAATTTTAATAACCTCATACGGATTTCCCTCACCACCATAGTGGTCAGGATGATTTACCATTTCTTTACTCATTTAACTTTGACTTTTTAAAACATAAAAATCTCTAGCATAACCACTTTCCTCAATTACGTCTAATTTAATTAACTGTTGAAGTAACTCGCGAGTTTCATCAACAGATAGTTTTACGATGTAACGAGCAATGTATGCAATGTGAACAGGTCTACGAAGTTTACCTTCGATTTTTTTCATGGTTTCTTTTGGTACTGACATATATTTTTTTTTTAAGAACTAATTTTCCAACTTTCATAAGGTATCATACTATGAGGATGTTTTTCAAAGAAAGTCTCGTGAATAAAAGTATACTCATTTTCCTGCTTTCTGTCAAGATACGCTCCCCAAAACGATAATGTTGAATTAGAAAGGATATGCATATCACACATACTCATCATATGAACCACAATATAAGGGTCTTCATCAATAAATACAAATTTTTGTTTAGGATAACCCAGTTCATCAATGAAATATTTTGCCTTTTCAATATTATCTGAAAAGACCAATACCCTATACCCGTCACCGTATTCATCTAATATACCTCGTACCCACTCATCAGGTATTTGAACTGGTGCCAAAAAATCTTGACGACCACCACCCATTCTTAAGTGTAGTGAAATACTTTTCTCAAATAACTCACCATAATGATAATTGATGTAGTTAGTTATATTCTCATCAGGTGTGAACAAATCTAAAATATAGTCCCTCTCGTGATGCCAATATAATTTGTTAAAGAAATACCCTTGAAAGAGATATGGTGGTTTTACCTTTTGTTTTAAGTCATAATAAATACCACTCTCACCCGTATCCACATCCCACGCCAAACTTTGGTCGAACCACCAATCAAAAGCATTTGGTCTACTGTCGAACCATGGTAAGTTAGGATATACATCACCAAAAGATATGTGTGGGTCTTTAAGAATGTGTCCACCCCACGGGTCAAAATGAATATTCCTACTGTTTCTATTTAAGTGTTCGTTCCATCTTGAACTCTCAGATTGATGGGTAGTCCAATAACCAATTAAGGGGTCGTACCCCATTTCTTTGGTGTAGACCATAAGTGTTGCCGCTTGAAACAACATATTACCTAACCCTCCCATCAACAATACCGATACGGTGTTGTCTGTTACATTAACATCTTTAGGATTCTGTAGACTCATCTTCTAATATTTTGATTATCTCTTCTTTAGTTTGACCAGACTCGTACATACTAATAAACTTACTCGCCCAATTATCCATAATCAATGCATCTGCATTGAACAACGTATCTAATCTATCCTCTTCGGTAATTAGAATACTTTCTTTTGTTACTATTCTCTTATTGAAACCCATTTGTGTTCTGAATTTAATCTAACTGATACCACGTGTTCCATATTCCATTCTTGTGGTGATACTAATGATAAGAAATAATCACCGTTAGGTCTAATATATAGATGATATATTTCACCGATAACTGGCTCAAAAGAATAGTTTGAATTATAAATCATGTTGTTGAGTTTTACCTCATCAACCAAGAAATTATATTCATCGACCAGTTCTTTATATTTTGCTGAAAAAGTTTTTTGGACTTTGTTTACACCACGTTCTTTAAATGCCCCAACATCATCTAATACAATTGCTGGTGCAGATACGTTGGTACCATACGGTAATACACTCGCATTATAAGTTTGGTTTTTTTCGTCCCAAGCGACATTATCTGGTTTTTTCACACTCATTAACGTATAGTCTTATTTTACTACCAAGCTCCATATCATTTGGAGTTGATTTAATTATTTCATACAAATAATATAAATCAATTTTATTAATAGTTGAAGCCATAATTCTATCTTTTGAGTTAATCATCTTTAAATTCAGAAATTTTAATTGTTTGAAATATGTAATTCATAACCTTACGTTTGGCAATTGTTAAAGTTGCACCCTCCAAAGGAAACTTTTGTTCATACCTTACCCTAAAGATTGGAAGGATATTATCTATATTTTCATAAGGAGTTCTATTTTTTCCGTCAACTACCAACCTATGATTTTGTTTAATTAAAGATATTAACTCGTCAATATTTGTTACATCAATAACTTCACCCTGATAGATTAATTCAACCTCACACTTATTTTCAGGATTATTCTTTTTTAATTTTGTAAATTGATATTGGTAGACATAGAGTTCTTCATCGTATATCAAATAGAAGAATCCTTTTCCTGGTTTATATTTAGTATCTGATGGACTGTTGTGTACAATTTTAATACTTACATTGTCATACAGTAATGTCCATATGGATTTAGCAACCAAAAATAGTTCAGTTAATTTATCTAAGGAATAGTCAACAATATTTAAAACCTCTTTTAAGTTTTCTTCTGAACCATATATTTTATGATAATCTAAATCAGTAATCAAAATCTCGTCATCAGGGTCTTGAGGTTCCCTGTTTAACGTAATATATTGTCCCTTTTCTTTTATTCTATTTATACTAGCAACGTGTAACGCTAACTCTTGAAATGATGGATATAATTTAAAATCCGCCAAGTCTTCGTTAACTTTAGAAATATAATCTAAAAGGATATATTGTTTGTGTTCTAAATCTATAGGTTCTTGTAGTAACCAGTCTGTTTTTAATCTCATATACGTTTCAATTTACCTTCCTTCCATGCTTGATAGTTGGGACCAATCTTGTACCTAAAATAAGGTCTTTCTTTGGCTCTGTAAATAGTTACCAACCCAGCATCTTTCATGGAACTGAACATAGTTGAAAAGTATCCTGAGAAGTTCACCTCTTCAGGGTCTTTGTTTAAAACATTTAATAAGAAATCTTTTTTATCGGCAGGTTCACCTGCATTTTCTTTTTCTATTATGTAGTTTAAGAATTTAATATAGGCATTTTCAGGGTTAAGACTTTCAAAACTATAATTGGAGTGCATGTTTTTTGGTGACCAATATATAATATCATCATTATCTTTAATAAGTTCGTAAAAATTCTCTTTTACGAAGAAAGACAAAGTGACAAATATGAAATCTAAAATGAACGCAGGTCTTGGATTAAAATTCGTAATTTTAGTATTTCTCTCCATCTCATAATACTCAACCATTTCACTAATAGGTCTTTGGTCAAAAATAGGTAGGTTTTTAGAATAGAATGTAAAATCTGAATCATCAACGGTTAATGTTACAGGATTCTCTCCCCACGTTGCTTCAACATTTGGTGTTAACTTACTAATACGAAGTGGTTTACCTTCTACTACTCTACGTATTTTTTTTACATCATTATCATCCATGTTAAAGATATCTTCAGAAAATATCTTTTTAATAATATTAATACCGTCTCGTGAACTGTCGTATAAATGATTTTTTTTAATGTCTTCCTCTATCGCCTTAAAAGCTGGTAGTGTTTTTATTAAACCTAAAAGGTTATCATTAACTTTATCCTGAGCATCATACAACGTCATCCTATCATTTTTACTATCGTAATGAATGGCTATCTTGTAAAAATCATTATTCTTATCCATATTTTTATGGATAAAATAATATAAAGGACCCATCTTAAAATATTGGTCAAATCTATTATGAAACTGTGTAGCAGCTGTGCACCATCTTGTTCCTGAACCATAATAACACGAAGCGTCTTTGGTGAGAGGTTTAACTACTAATACTCGGTTGTCTTCGTATATCTTTTCAGTACCAGATTTTAATTTGTTTCTTTCTTCACTTTTAGTATCTCCATAAACTTCTAACGTATCAATAAGGTCCTGAACGTTTTTGTATTGATTAATATCTTTATATTGTAAGTTTTTTCTTACTCTATCAAATTTTTCAAGCCAATTAATCATACTACCGAAAGGAATGATTATATTACCAATATCGTCAAAGTTTCTTTTCATTATCCAATCTACATATTTGTAGTTGGTTCTTCTATTAAACTCGTGGTCCAAAAACTCTTCAACAATATCACGTAATTCTGGATTTTCAGAAAAACGGTCAAGAATCTTTTCTCTTCTACCTTCTATTAAAAAACTTTCCATTAGTCAGTTCTATATACGTAATACCACGTTCCGTTTATTTGAGCTTCATTTTCTGTACCGTCATACGTTCCTAATGAATTACCCGTACCATCCATATCAATTGAATCTTCAATCATTTGGTCCACATCCACATAATCTTCAATACTCATACCTAGTTCTTCCATAGTCGCAGGAATATCATACATTCTTTCACTTACCAAAGATTCAACCATATCGTCTATCATACCTACGGTTGGTTCTCCTTGAGGGTCATCTTTGATGTCTTGAATTTCATCCACTATCTCTTCCATTCTTTCTTGAGCAGAGTCTCGGTCATCTTCTTCATAATCATCGCCTAAGAAAATCTCTTCCAAACCTTCATATTCCTCTTCCAATTTTTCAATCTCAGATTCTTGCCAATCGGCTAGAGGTAAATCATCACCATCAAAGTATACTTCAGGATTTTGTGAAACATCATCCTCATACATATCTTCCAAATAACTTTGAATCTCACCTTCATCGATGTAGTTCATGATAAAGTCTCGGTTCCAACCTTCCATACCCATATCATCCCATATATTTTGTTGGTAGTCTTTTGCAGCTTCATAAACCTCATCCCATGTCCCTACTGCCCATTCAGTTCCAGTATCATCACCACCTAACCATTCAAATGTTAATAAATTATAATGAGGATATTCGGTAGGAACTAAGTTATATATTGATTCACCTTCTTCTTCATCCACACCTATACCGTAACTATCTTGAATGACTTCAAATACTGCATTGGCTTTTTCAGCTTCCTCATCGTTATTCTCATCCAAGTTCCATTCGTCATTTTCTTTTCTTTGTTCTGCAGTTGCTAATCTTCTTGCTGCTCTCTGCGCTTCTTGCTGTCTTCTTAACCTTTCTCTTTCCAATTTAGCAGCTTCCTTATCTTTGAAGATTTCTATTTCACGTGAATAATTATCTTGTAAATATTTGTCAATTACCGTCTGTATCTCATCATACAACGGTGACCCTAAAATCCAACCACTATTAAAATTTTTATCTTTAACATCCCAATACGATTTATCACCTGTATACTTCTGTAGTAATGCAACTTTATAATGTATATCATTTGATTTGGCTTTCTTATCTATAAAGTAGAATAACTTACCGTCAACATTGTAATTATCAAAGTGTGTTGAAGTATTTCTTGATGCCGTACACCATTTACTACCCGCACCATAATAACAACTCGACTGGTGTGTTTTAGGACTTAACACAGTAAAACGGTCATCTTCATAAACAACATCAGCATCTTCTCTTTCATCAACAGTTCTTCTCGCTTTATTTTCGTGAGCATTAATAGCATCAACAATATCACTCAAAGAATCATACTGATTAATGTCTTTCTTATCTAATACCTGTTGGTATTTAATAAACTTCTCAACGGCATTTTTGGCTTTTTCAACATCACCCTTAAAGTTATCTGGTCTTATTACATTACCCAAAAACATTAAGAATTTTTGATTTGGTGATAACCCTCTTGACACTAAAAATATTTCTTTCATCTGTTCCTGGTCGAACTTATCACGAAACTTTCTTAGGAAATCATCTTTTCTTCCTTCCAATAAAACTTGACTAAGACTCATACTATTATACTTTTATGATAAATATTAACAAAACGTAAATCGGTCAATAAACCAACAACGTAATATTTATTATTATAAACTTTTTAAAACATTTATCAATCATGGGATGTGGATGTAAAAACAAAAACAAACAAACTACTACGCAAACAGTAAAAACCTCAACAACTCAAGCCGTTCAAGAAGCTATCAAAAAAACGGTTGAAAAATATTACGAAAAAAAGTAATTTGATTGAGGGGTTAAGTATTTTAATAAGGTGAGGTAAAACTCACCTTTTTTTATATTTATATGTAAACAATAAGATGAAAGAGAAGTTAATTAAGTTATTAGAAAGTAACGATACTGAGGATATATATAATTTTATCAACTTATATTTAAACGGTGATTCAGATGAATTTTTTAAATTAATTGATAAGGTCGGTATTATCGATGATGATAAAATATATGAATCATTAATTGAGAGTATGCCGATGTCATATTTGTCCCACA